GCGGAAGCCATGCTGCCGGACCTGCCGACGACACGTCAGAATGTTGAGCGCTGGATCGCCCGCGTGAACCTTCGGGCCAATCCCGACCTCGCGCGCCGCCGCACGGGCCGCGGGGGCGGCTGGGAATATCATTGGAGCGCCCTACCCCTCGCCGCCCGGCGCATGCTGCTGGCGGGCGCGGCGGAACCAGTGCGGGCCAATGCCGTGACGCGGGGCCAAGCCTGGGACTGGTTCGAGGGTCTGCCCGAAGACGTCCAGGCAAAGGCGCGCGAGCGCCTGGCCGCCGTGCAATCGGTCGAAGCGCTGGAGGGACGGCTGGGCCGCAATCTGGCTGCACGCGAAGTTGCGGCGATGCGCGGAGTGAGCCCACGCACCCTGTGGAACTGGCTGGCCCTGGTAGAGGGCGTGCGCCCTGATGATCGGCTGCCGCATTTGGCCCCGAAGCACCGTGCGGTGGTGCGCAAGGTGCAGCGGGCCGAGTTCGATGAGGAATTCTTCGACTGGCTGAAGGCTGATTACCTGCGCCTCGCCGGGCCAAGCTTCTCGTCTTGCTATCGCCGCGCCGAACGGGTGGCCAAGGACAAGGGTTGGACGCCTGCCCCCGAGCGGACCATGCGCCGCTATCTGGACGCGCGGGTCAGCCAGCCGGTTCAGGTGCTGGCCCGCAAAGGGCTTGATGCGCTGAAGAGAATGTTCCCGCCGCAACGCCGGGACAAGACCGCCCTCCATTCGCTGGAGGTCGTGAACGGCGACTTCCACCGCTTCGATGTCTTCGTGATCTGGCCCGGCCATAACGCGCCGGTGCGCCCGCAGATGGTGGCGTTTCAGGACGTCTATTCCGGGCGCATCCTCTCCTGGCGGCTGGACCTGACCGCCAATTCCAATGCGGTGCTGCTGGCGGCGGGCGACATGATCGAGGATTGGGGCATCCCCGAGCATGTCGTTCTCGACAACGGGCGCGAGTTCGCGGCGAAGCTGATCACCGGCGGTGCCCCGACACGGTTCCGGTTCAAGGTGCGCGAGGATGATATTCCCGGCCTCTTCGTGGGCCTCGGCTGCGAGATCCACTGGGCCACACCTTACGCGGGGCAGTCGAAACCGATCGAGCGCGCGTTCCGCGACATGTGCGACGCTATCGCCAAGGACCCCCGCTTTGACGGCGCCTGGACCGGGAACAAACCTGAAGCCAAGCCGGAGGATTACGGTAGCCATGCCGTGCCCTTCGAGGACTTCCTGCGCGTCGTGGCCGAAGGGATCGAGGAGCACAACCTGCGCCAGGGTCGCCGGTCCGAGGTCGCCTGGGGCCGCTCCTTCGCCGAAGTCTTTGCAGAAAGCTACGAGCGCGCGCCGATCCGCAAGGCGACTGCAGCGCAACGCCGCCTGTGGCTCTTGGGCGCCGAGGGTCTGCGCGCCGACAGCCGCACCGGCTTGGTGCGGATGGAGGGCAACGAGTATTGGTCGGACTGGATGCACAGCATCGCGGGTCAGCGGGTGATCGTCCGTTTCGATCCCGCCGATCTGCACAGCAGCGTCCACATCTATGCCCCCGACAATCGCTATCTGGGCGAGGCCGAGTGCCGCCTGAAGGCCGGGTTCCTTTCGGTTGACGCGGCACGGCAGCACGCCAAGGCGCGAGGCGACTGGATGAAGGCCGAGCGCGCTGCGCTTGCCGCGCATCGCAAACTGACCGCGCGCGAGCTGGGGAGCGACTTGGACGTTGCGGCCCCCTCGAGCCCGGCGCCCGTGCCTGAAGCCAAGGTGGTGCGGCCCCTGTTCCCGTCGGCCTCGCGGCCCGCCGCCTCGATCCCAGCCATGCGGCCCGAGGAGACGGCGGCGCAGGCCGCGGTGGTGGCCGATCTGGCCACGCGCCGCGCCCCAAAACCAGCCGAGGAGGCCCCGAAGGAACGCTTCCGCCGGGCTCTGGAGCTGGAGCGAAGAATCGAAGCGGGCAACCCCGCGACACCCGAGCAGGCACGCTGGCTCGCGGCCTACCAGGCAACGGCAGAGTACCGCGCCGAGCGGATGCTCTGGGGCGATTTCGGGGATGCGTATTTCGGATGAGGAAACCGCCGGGGGCGGCCAGGCCCACCGGCGGCAGAGCGGTAAGGAGGCTCAGAATGGCAGACGGACAACGGCTTTACAACAGCGTCGCACCCCTGCGGAACGTGGCGGCGTTGATCGCGCTCATCAATCGGGTGAAGGACCGGGCCTACGGCCTGCCCGGCATGGCGTGTTTTTACGGCTTCTCGGGTTACGGGAAGTCCACCGCGGCAATCTACGCCACCAACCGCTTCGACGCGGTGCTGGTGCAGTGCAAGAGCGCCTGGACGAAGAAGAATCTCTGCAGCGCTATCCTGACCGAGTTGGGACTGCCGACGAAGGGCAACACGGCCGACATGGTGGACCGTGTTTCTGCGGCGCTGGCGCTGCGGGCGATGCCCTTGATCATTGACGAGGCCGATCACCTGGTCGCCCGCCGCATGATCGAGATCGTGCGCGACATCTATGAAGGCAGCCAGGTGCCAGTGATCCTGATCGGCGAGGAGCTGCTGCCCCAGAAACTGAACGAGTGGGAACGGGTGCACGGCCGGATGCTGGACTGGGTTGCCGCCCAGCCCTCGGACATGAGCGACCTGCAACATCTTGCGCCGATCTACGCCCCCGGGGTGACGATCGACGCGCCGCTGGCGGCGGAGTTGCTGCGCCGCTCGCACGGCTCGACCCGTCGGGTCTGCGTCAACCTGGCTCAGGTGCACGAGCGAGCGATGATCGCGGGCAAGAGCCGTATGGGGCTGTCGGATTTCGATGCGGGCGGTTTCTTCACCGGTGTCGCCCCCACGCCCCGTCGCACTGTCGGAGGGGCCGCTTGATGCGATCTGACAAGAGCCCCCTGGAACATGCCTGCCTGGCCTCAGCCGAACGGCTGGGCACCTTTGACGCCCGGGAACTCGCCGCTGCGGCCGAGGTCGGCTACGAAACCGCCACCACCTGGATCCGGCGCTGGCGGCGCAGCGGGCAAATCGAGGAGCTCGGCAAGGGCCCCGCCGGGACGCAGCGCTACCGCCTGATCGGGATCGAGCCAACTGGCGTGACTAATACCCGCCGCATCGCCGCGACACCTCAGGGCAATATGTGGCGCACAATCCGGAAGCTGAGGCACGGGTTCAAGCCGACCGACATTGCCGCGCAGTCCTGCACCCCGGACGCGCCGGTGTCTCAGGCCGACGCCACTGCCTATTGCCAGATGCTGACCCGCGCCGACTACCTGCGCGTCGTTCGCAAGGCACAGCCCGGTGTGCGTGAGGCGGTCTACCGCCTTGCTCGCGACACCGGCCCCAAGCCGCCCCGTGAGCGTCGGCTGCGGGTGGTCTGGGACGACAACGAGGGGCGGATCACCCATCTGCCGGGGGGTGAGGCATGAGCTCGCGCGCGGAAACCCCGCTCGACATTGCCCGCACCCACTGGGGCGAAGAATTGCCCGACTGGGTCGAAGCGCTGGCACGGGCATGCGTAGCTACGAGCCAGAACAAGGTCGCCGCGCAGCTTGGGCGCTCGCCCTCGCTGGTCTCTGCGGTCCTGCGGCAACGCTATCCCGGCTCGCTTGCCGCGGTCGAAGAATTGGTGCGCGGCGTCTGCATGGCGGCGACCGTCGATTGCCCTTCGCTGGGCGAGTTGCCGATGCACGAATGCAGCGCCTGGCGCGTGAAGGCGCGCAGCTTCGAGAACACCAACAGCCTGCGGGTGCGGATGTACCGCGCCTGTCACGCCTGCCCACGCTTCGTGCGGCCCGAGACGGGGGGCAGCGAATGACCACGCCTCGCTGGACGCCGAACCAGATGCTGCACCTCGCCGCGCGGGGTGTGGCGAAGGTGGACCTGCTGGGCCACCGCGGCACCACGCTCGTGACCTGCGAGGAGGTCGCCGCCATGGCCGCCGTCCTCGTCCTGTCGGACGCGCTTCCGCCCGACACGCTGACCCCCAAGCTCCTGCAGAAAGGAACTCCCGATGTCTGAGCATCGCCCGATCCCCATTCCCGACGGCCGGATCGCCCTCGCTGGTAAGGAGTACATGCCCGACTCCAAGGGCAAGCTCGTGCCGGTCGAGATGATCGACGCGGCCGCGCTCCTCGAGGACGAGACAGTGCGCAAGATCGCGGGCTATGGCATGGCCCTGTCCGAACAGGTCGCCCGGTTCAAAGGGCACACCTTCGAGGACCTCGGCGACTTCGAAGCCATCCTCGCCCAAGAGTACGGCGCCACCAAAGGCGGCGCCAAGGGCAACAAGACCTTCATGAGCTTCGACGGGCTCTTCAAGGTGACGGTGCAGGTCACCGACCATATCGACTTCGGCCCGCAGTTGCAGATTGCGAAGACGCTGGTCGATGAATGCCTGACGGAATGGTCGGCTGAAAGCCGCCCCGAGATCCGCGCCATCGTCACCCGCGCTTTCAACACCGACAAGGCCGGGCAGATCAACCGCTCGGAGATCTTCATGCTGCTCCGCCTCCCGATTGAGGACGCCCGTTGGCAGGAGGCCATGCGCGCGATCCGCGACGCGATGCGGGTCGTGGGCTCGAAGACCTATGTCCGCCTCTACCGCCGCCAGACGCTCGAGAGCGCCTGGGAGGCCGTCACCATCGACCTTGCCAAAGCCTGAGGGAGGAAGCCCGATGTCCAAACAGATCGCCATGATCGAGGCCCCGGTTTATGAAGTCGCCAGTACCGATGTGCCCCGCGTCCTGCACGAGTTCGCAGCCTTCGAGATCTTCGGCGGCTCCTGCCGGGTGCGCACCAATCCCGAGGGCGGGGTCCTGTTCCTGAAGCTCGGGCAGCGGGACTTCGCGGTCTCGCTCTTCGACCTCGCCGCAACGGCCGCGCTCGCCATCGAGGGGCACGTCAAAGGCGAGATCCGCGCCCGGATCATCGGCCGTCGCGAGGCGCCTCCGCCTCAGCAGGTCCCGGCCATCCAGCCGGTGCCCCTCAGGGGAGAGGTCGAAGCGGACGGCTTCATCACGCTCTATCCGCGGGGGCGCTGATGTCCGGCGCCCTGATCCGCAAGGTCCATGTGGGCTGTCGCCAGCTCGGTCTCGACACCGAGACCCGGCACGACCTGCAACGCCAGGTGACGGGCAAGGAGAGCCTGTCGGCCATGACCGAAGGCGAGTTGAAGGCGGTGTTGAAGGCCCTTGAGAACCGGGGCTTCAAACCCTCGAAGAAAGGCAAGCACAAGGGCGCCCCGCGCGCCGACCTGCGCTATGCCCACAAGCTCTGGACCCTGCTGGGCGAGGCAGGCGCCCTGGAGCAGCCGGGGCGTGCGGGGCTCAACGCCTTCATCCGCAAGCGCTTCGGGCGTCATTGGGGCAGCGTGCCCGCCGACATCGACATGCTGCGCGAATGGGCACAGATCGCCGATCTGATCGACGCCCTGAAAGCCATGTGCCGCCGCGCGGGTCTGGATCTCGAGCGGTGAGCAACCGGCCCCGCCCCCCGGCTCATGTCGAGCCCTATGTCCGCATCCTCGGCTACGAGGGTGCGGTCGCCTTCATTCTGGAGTTTGGCGGGGCCGAGATCTACCTGCCGATGACCCGCACCGCCGCCGCCCGCTCGCCCGTGGCGCAACACCTCGGTGTGGATGCGGTGATCGCCCTCGCCATTGCGGGCCTTCCCCGCCGGGTGCCGACCGCTAAGCCTTGGCTGGCGCGGGTGTTCTGGAGCGAGGAGCTGCGGGTGCAAGAAATCGCGCGCAAGCTCCATGTGACCGATGTGACGGTGAGGAAGTGGCTCGGGGATGGTACAGGTCATTGCCGATGCGACGATAGGCAGTTGCCGTTGTTTTGACTTGCGACAGCTTGAGCCAACTGAGTTCATCGCCGAGCACTTCAACTATCGCAGGCTCTAGCTTAGCGTTTGCCGCGGATGGTCGTGTCACGGAGACAGAGAATGGCAAGAACTGACAAAATACCGAGCTCAATCATCGGGTTGCTTTCTTCGCTTTTTCCCGTTCACTACTCGCACGCCGAAATCGATTCTCTTTTCCTCACGGCTGGCGCCCCCGAACCTACTCCGGAGGGCAGCAAACCTGTGAAAGTCAAAGCATGGCTCCAGCACACGAACCTGCTTTCGCCAGATCCACTTAAGGTCCTTGGGCTAATACTTGACGATTACATGACAATTCCGTCAAAGCAGAGACCGTATTGGGACGCAAACGCCGATCACGAGAAAGAGTGGGAGGCTGAAAGAGCTCGCCTTAAAGAGGTGAATAGCCCCGCGTTTCTTAGACGCCTTCGTATCTCAGTTTCTGCTGCCGCTCGAAGTCGATGGGCGACAGCATTCCGTTCCGGGCG